GCCTGTCCGTTGCCGGTAGCGGGCTCCATGTATTCGATTCCGCGTCGTACTGTTCCGGGATGAACGGGATCCCGATCAGCGCGTTAACGACCTCAACGCACGCCGCATGTACGATCGGGTTATCCCGGTAGTGTTTCCAGTACGTGTTAAGCGAGCGACGAGATCGGGCAATCGTACCGGGTATCGTTTCCGTTTCGTCGGACAACATGATCCCCCGGTCGAATTGTATTTCCCGGCGCTCTCGCCGTAGGAAACTCGGAAGAAAGTTCATAGCTCTTACCTCGCGCTCGCGTCTCTGTTAGGCGTCTATCCGCGCCGGTACCAACGGCCCTCTTCGCGGAACCCATCTTCGAGAACGTCAACCGTGTTCGCGTGTACGCTCCCGTTGTTAATGAACCCGTACGTAAACCCGTGTTGCCAATTCGGGTACGGCGCGTACTCGGGTTCGAGTGAGCAAAGGCAACCGTTCTCAATGTAGAAGAGCCGATGATTTGCCCGATCGTCCGTGTGTTCGATCCGCGCCATGCGGTGAGTGTGCCCCATGATCCCGCTCATGCCGCGCTTGAGGAACATTCCCCACGCGGAGTAAGCGCTCTTCGACGTGGCGCGATCCCCATGCTCTACAAGCATGTGTGAAATCTGCGCTTGTGATCCGTAGGGTAGCACTTCCCAAGCATCGTCCGGGGAAAGCAAATGCTGTAGGTCAAGATCCCGAAGCGAAGCGAACCTCGGATTTTTCCATAGTTGACGCCGGAGCCGATCCTCGTGGTTGCCCGCGATAAGGATCCGCTTCGCGCGGTTGTGCCTGTCCGCCCATCGGTCGATCACTTTGCGCCCGATATCGATCTCGTCCTGTAGGGTGAAGGCCCGGCGCGGGTTCTTGTCGAAGTCGGACATTTCGTAGAAGTCGAAGATATCCCCATTCAACACGATAACGTGAGGCTCGAAATCGTCCAGGAAGCGCGTTACCGCTTGGAGCGTCGGCACGTCATGGAAGGGGAATTGCGTATCGTTCAGCACGATCCAGCGATCGCCGGAACGTACCGGAACCTGTACCCGCTTGAACCTGGACGCGGGCACGCCGGGCGGGAAGTCGTCTTTACTCACAGTGACGAGCGCGCGCGAGGACGCCGGGGCGCCGCGAACGCTCTTGAGCCCGAGACGACGAAGGCGCCCGCGTACCGATTGCGGCGTCGCGTCGATCGACTCGTCGCGTAGACACTCGGCGATCTCTTCGTGCGTGAGCCCTAGATCCAAGTGATACCGTAGCCGCGTGTCCTGTTCGTCCGTCCAACGCCGCTCCATAGCTTCTAACCTTTCTCTCCGAATAGCGAGCCTGTCCCGTCGCCGTCTACTTTATCGAGTAGGTAGCAAAGCAATTCAAGATCGATCGCCGCTACGTACCGCTGTGTCCCCTTCTCATGCATGACGACGATCGGCGTTCGACGTTCGCGCGCCGCCTTCGTCTCCGTGTCCTTGAAGAGAGAGAAGATAAACGCGCGCGCATAGTGCTTAACCTCTACGTACAGCTTGGAGCGGGAAGCGCCAACCGCCGCGTAGCAATCCCCCGAGGTACCGGCGCCGCCGCCGCGTCCCGAGAGCGGGGTACGCATCATACGTAGCCGTTCCGCTATGCGTCGCTCAACCGCCTTCCAAGCCTTATCCGCCACGGCGCCGCCTTACCGACTCGTCCATACTCTCCGACTGATTGCCGATAGCCCGTATGTAGAGAGGCACGTAGACCACGAAGAGCAACAGGAGCCCGTACGCTCCGGTGATAATGTCCAGGAAAGCGAACACGAATTGACCGCCGATCCCGATCAGGAACCCGATAACCCGCGTGCGTGCGAATGGCGAGCCGACGCACCATAACGACGCAAACGAGATCAGCGAGACGACAACGGAGAGCGCGAGTACGAGCATTACCGAACTACCTTACGCTTACGATATTCCGCGCTTCTTTCGGCGCGTCCCGCCCGAGTAGAAGGCCACGGCCCAAGCAATACGCGGGGCCTTTTATTCTGTGCTTGCTCTATGAGGGTTGCCCATCGGCAATTACCCGGCTCGTAGTTGCCATCGTTATCGATACGGTCAAGGGTTAGCCCCTCGGGGCGGTCTCCCATGTCAGCGTAGAAGTTCTCGAAAGATCGCCAACGATCGCAAACCGTAATCCCGCGTCCGCCATACGAAACGAACTTCGGAAAGTTTGGATTCGTCACGCGCTGGATCATCATTGTCCAAGAACGATAAACCCGCGTACCTACCATACCGTGCTTGTTGTTCATTTGAACTCGCGTCCCGCGTTCTCACAACCTACAAGCTCGCCGGGCTTGCACGTCTGACAATAGAAGTTCTGTGTTGGCGGGGCGAGTTCCAAGAGTTGCGCCTCGGTATCCGCCTGGATCGCTTCGTAGAACGCGGGCGCGCGGTAGCCGTATACGTCGGCTTCCAGTTGCGCGAGATAGTCCGGCGGGAAGTCTAGTTGATACGTCCAAAGATCCGACTTCTTAGCCTTGTACCCGCAATCACCGCACGGCTTGTAGAAGTCCTCTACCCAATCGCCGAGCGTGCCGCCGCACGCGGGGCAAGCCTTCCGACGATCGGCGTAGTCTCCGTGTAGAAAGAAGATCGTTAGGTAGCAGGAAGTCGCGCGCAACGCGATACAGTAGATCGCGCATTGCTCAAGGTAGTTACGCATCGGGAAATTGTTTCCGGGGGACATATCGATCCCGCCGTCGCGCACTATCTTAAACCAATTGAACGAAGAGAAGTTCGTAGACTTCAATTCCTCGAAGGGCCGAAGCGGATCGCCTGTCCATTGATCCGGCGTGGCGGCAACGCCTCGGTACACAACAAGGATCTTCGGATAGTTCTTGTTCTCGGTGTGCCCTTCCGCCATGTTGCCGCGCATGAAGTATAGGGCGGATTGCTTGCCGGGCTTGAGGATCGTTCCCTGTTGTTCGAGCCATCGCTCGGCGGCGCCCTTACGAACGCAAGGCCATAGCTCGTGTTGATGGGCCCAACCGCTACGGTTGCGCTCGGAGCGCAAGCGCTCGAAGATATCCTCTCGCCGTTCGTGACTCTCGGTAACTATGACTTTCATATGATCCCCAACTGTTGAAGCGCGTACAACACGCTTACGATTGCACCGGAGACGGTAGCGCAAGCGCCGACGATGATCAGCGCGTAACTAGCCGCCTTCGATATCCCCTTCCAGCTTTGCGCCAACTCGATCAGTGGCGCGAGATCCCTACGTAGTGTGTCCGTCGCTTCTTTCGCTTCCCTACGCGCCTTGTTCGTGCGTCGCGCTTGCGACTCGAACCGAACATCTACGAGCTTAACGAGCCGGTTTAGTTTCTCGTCTCCATTTAGAAGCGCGTCCTTGAACGCTTGCGACTCTAGCGATTCGTCCGCCGCCTCTTCGTCCGGCTCCTGAACCTTATCCTTAGAAATCGTCATCGTCAACACCTACGAAATATATAGGGGAATGTGATTCGGCGTCGTCATGCCCGAACGCGATCGCGAGTAGTAAGCAAATCCCGCAAGCTACCGCGCCATCGATCTTGTTCGCCTCTTTCCCCTTCGAGAGTCGCCAACCGCGCGCCGTCCTTACGGCCATCGCGTTACGTATGTGTTGGCAAATCGCTTCCGAGTCCTCGTCTAAGTCCAGGCGCCCGTATAGGATCGTGTCGTATAGCGCGGAACCGAGCGCGGTTAGGTGCGCGTCGCTAGGTGTGATCTCGCGTATTCGATCCTCGGGGATGATCTGTTCTCGGCGCATCATGGCGGCGGCGGTCTCGAAGTGCGCGGGATCGTAGCCGATGCCCCGCACATTCCAACCCCGCTCAACGCGCGAACGGATCCAGGGTAACGCGGTCTCTTCCGGTATGACGACGTTACCCGGCGTCGGCAACCATATTTGATGATCGACTAAGCGGAAGCGCGGTTCGAGTACGAGCCCCGTATCTTGGTTGAATCCCTCGGGCACGTACTCAATTGCGGCGACGGTCGTAGAGTCTCGCTTATGCGCCGCGTCTACGCCGATGTATACCGGGTACCCGTCCTCGTTCTCGAAGCCTGGACGCCGGGCGTAGCGCGGGAGTGCGTCGATTGCTTCGGCGCTAATGAACGCCTGTACGTTATCTTGCCATATGTTCTCGTGTAGCCGCGCGTACGCCTCGGGCCGTAGCCGCGCCTTCTCTGCCTTGTAGTACGCGGGTGTTTGCCACGGCATACGCCGCGCTTCTTCGCCGGTATCCCAATATGCGATCTCGCTTCCCTCTTGCGAAACATAGATCGGCGGGATCGATCCCATGTACGACGCCGGTACGTTAAGCTCCGCGCGCGTAAGCCGTCGCCCGTTGATCACGATTCGCTGATAGAGATCCCACAATAGCAACGACTCGTTACGGAAGCCCGCGTACGTGGCGACGAACCGGATCGAGTTGAGCCTCGTTGGAACCGGCGTGAACTCATCCCATAACCGTTGTTGTGTTTCGCGCTCTACTCCCCAAAGCTCATCCCATAGGGACGCGGTAGGGTTGGCGCCGGACTCTCCGGCGTAGTCTGTCGCGACTGTCTTTAGGAAGCCGCCATCCCCGATCGGGATCGTGTCCTTGCGCGGCGTCCCGAAGAGCGATGCAAGTACCGGGTTACGCGGCTGTCCTGTTGCGCGTACCGGGATGATCTGTTGCGCGATAGCCTCGAACGCTCGGGTTCGCGCTTGCTCTTTGTCGTTAGCGATCGTGTAAATCTCGGGGAGCCCCGGCTCTACCATCGCGAGCCATGCGCCTACGATTCCCTCGATCTCGGTCTTACCGGACTTCTTGATCGTGCTGTAGATCCAAACGTCATAGACGAAGGTACCATCCGGGTTACGCCGCGTCATTTCGCGGAGTATGATCTTTTGGTGATCCATTAGGACGATACAACCATCGGGGCCCGTGCGCGTGTTGCGCGGCACGTTCCTTAGTACCCATTGGCTCTCGGCAAAGAGAACGATATCGTTTGGGTACTTGTCCCCGTTCTTAGCCCATCGTTCCGCAAACCCGCTCATGGTTTCCGCCAAACTACAACGACGCTCGGGAACGGCGCCGCGTTCGTGTCCGCGTTAACCTCATGCTCGCGCGACGTGCAACCGCACTCAACGAGCGGGCTTACGATCGTCTCGCAATTGCTATGTAAGTGTTCGTGTCCGCACTCAACGCAAACGTACTCGTAGTAACGCACGCGGCCCGGCAAGTACCGTACAACGTCGGCGGGCTCGTGTCCTTGCGCGGTGACGCGGAACACGTCGGAGAGCGCGCCGGGTACCTGGAACCGTTTTGTTACCGCTGCCATCTTCGCGCGCCGGACTTCGGATAGTACGTACTTATGCCACCATCGAAGATCGGATCGTACCGGCAAGAGCATACAGACTAGCTCCGCGTCTCCCTTGCGTACGGCGTCGTAACCGCGTTTAACCCATTGCCACATAAGCCGCCCATACGGGGGATTACAGAATACGCGGCCCGTCCAGGGGAACGAGAGTCCGTCCCGCTCGTCGCCGACGTGGTACCCGCTCCATTCGCCGGGGAGACCATGCGCGCACTCAAGCGGGAAGCCGCCGCTAACGTACGTCCCTTCCAGTGTAGAGAACGCTCCTACATGCTTCGCGGTAAAGAACTCCGCGCGCGTGGCGGGATCATAGTCGAACGGGCCGAACTCCCGCGAGAGATCAACGAAGAGCTTATCCGGCGTCGGATGCTCGTACGTATTGCTTGAGGTACGCGCCTTCGGGGGCATTAGATCCGCTCCCCGTTAATGCTGTAGTTTAACCATACGGACTCTTCACGCTTCGCTCGTGTTACGGATGCCAGCGCCGTTACCGGCCAGCGCACAACTCGCCAGCCGGAATATAAACGATCGTACTCGCCCGCGTAACCTGATATTGCCACCCTTCCGGCGCAACCCCGCAGCGTGTCCGAAAGCCTTTCGTGGTATTCCGCGCCGGCCTCGTAATAGTACATTTTTGGAGCGACGCGATCGCGCGGAAAGTATGGAGGATCGACGTAGTAGAGAACGTCCGGCGCGTCGTACTTTTTGATCACGTCAATCGCGTCACGATTCTCGAACTCAACAAACAAAAGCCGCGTCACGATCTCCGGGAGCGATTCGATATGCCCAAACCATTGACTAATCCTAGCGTGAACATCGCGCCGGACTCCGCGCACCCTACCGCGATACGTGCTCATGGGGGCGCCCATCCACTGTCCAAGAGTCGGACGCGGCGATCCCCCACGCGCACAAATCGTACGCACGTAAAAGCGGCGAGCCCGCTCTAGTAGTTCGAGATCCTTTGGTACAACCAAACAAGCCTCGAACTCGGCTCGGGAGTAAGGCGTAAGCGTGAGCGCTTTAAGAAAATCGGCCTCTTGCATTCGCAACACCCGAAAGAAATTAACGATCTCCCCGTCGATATCATTGAGTGTTTCGATTGGCGACGAAGGCCGATTCAACAAAACGGCAGCGGATCCCGCAAACGGCTCAATATAATGCCTCACCCCCGAGATATCCAACAACGGAAGGATATGTTTCAGGTGTAAACTTTTCCCACCATACCACGGAAAAGCGTTGATCATTACCGTTTTACCTTCTTAGCTCTAGCGTACCGCGCAATGAAGAGGGACGCGAACACATCGCAAAGACCCTCGCGCTTCTCACAGTATGAATCGTACACGGAGCCGAAGCCGAGCCCCGTTTCGATCGCGTCGTCAAACTCTGCGAAGATCAAATGTATCAACTCGTGTACTAGCGTCGTCTCGAAGTCCGCGTACGTTCGCTCCGGCGCCTCGATCCACTTCTTAGAGAACGAGACCGCCGCGCCTTTGTACCCCTTCGTCCAACGGATCTCGGCGGCGGTTGTGTCCTTGAAGTTGCGGACGTATAGCGGTATGTCTCCCCAATGCGTGAGCCCTAAGCGCGGTTGCCATACCGCGAGCAATTCCCGCAACACGGGCGGTACCCGTTGCGCTAACGGCTTCGTTCGCCACGGGTTGATCCGTCTACTCATTTGGGGGCCGTAAGCCTTTGCCAATACGCCGCGAGTGATACGGCTTCCTGTACCGTGCCCTTCGCCGCTATCGCGCTCCATTGCGAAACCCAAGCCTTCGCGAGCGCGATCAACGCGGCTTGAAGATCAACGTTCGGCGGCGGCGGTAGCGCGGGCGCGGTTCCCTTGAACATCATTGCCGCCGCCCATTGCTCCGGCGTCGCGTGCCCGAGCGTGTAGACGTTCATTCCGTGTACGCTCCGGCGGTTGAATAGCTCTTGAGCCTGTAACGCTTCGTCTACAACTTCCGTACTCGTAAGCGCTCCGTACGTCTGGATCGTTGGGTGAATCTCTTTCCCGATCCAGCGCGCGAACACGAGCCCCGTAATACAGTCGTTGAAACTTTGATCGACAAAGCCCGGCGGCTTTGACGGGTAGAACGCAAGCGGGTAGACCATCGGCATTACGCCTTCGGTCAACTCCGCGAGGACGCGCTGATACGGAAGCTCGGGACGGTTGCCCCGCGTGTCGATCGATGCGAAGAGCGGTACGCCGGGCGCGGTAACGCGGAACGCGGCGATTAGCGCCCGTGTGCGTGAGCCGTCGTCAGTGTGCCAATTGCCGTCCGCCTCTTCGAGATTCGCCACGGCGCCGATGCATCCCGGTTGTATCGCTTGCTCCCCGAGTAGGCGTCCGTCCTCTACCGCGTAGGCGGGCCCGCGCTCGGGCATCTTCTCAGCGAGCCACGGAACCCCGGCGCTGCGGCATAGGGCTTCGTAAAACGCCTTGCCGTCGGGCCCGGTCTCCTGTCCGTATTTGATGATCACGTAATCGACTTGCCGGGCGCGCGCCTGGAACGCCGACGCCGACGGCTCCGCGTATTGGTTGAGCCATGCCCCGCGCTTCCCGTAGATTGCCGTTGTCATTGGTTCCGCCTATCGCTGCTATAGCCCCGGCTTTAGTCCAACTGTAAGACTTACCTTATAGAGAGTAGGGGTAGACCGTTAACGGTTGATTTGGATCTGTGTCTTTGAATTATGAGCCGGGCGCCAACGTCCGCGCGATGGTTGCTCGGGTATATACAAATGATCATTTAATCATCGTCTCCCGCTACCGTCTCGTACGTCGATTCGTCGCCGCGTCCCTTGCCGCCTCGGTGTACCTGTCGCACCTTGCCGAGCTTGATCAGCTTGTCCAGGTACCGGAGCTTGAGGTTATCCGCCGTCTTGCCCGTGGTTGCTACGAGTGTCGAAAGCGATACGGGTTCGTCGTACTCGCCGAGTGTTGCCATGATTTGATCCTCGGTATCAAACGACGCCTTGCTATCGATCGTTACCGTGCCGTCCTCATGGAACGAAAGCCGCATGTTGATATCGTGAGGCGACTGATCAAAGTTGTTTTTCTTATGGTGCAAGCGGTAATCCATGTACCCGTCTGTGAACCGCTGATAGTCGATCTTGATCGCTTGCCAAACCATCGACGCTACGGCTTCCTTGAAGATCGATCCGTACGCGCCCGCGTTGGCGGGGTTCTCGTTTGATTGCGTTTTCTTTTGGTGATCGAGTGCGAGGATCGGTACGCCGATCTCGTGTAGCGAGAACATCGCGGGGATCACTTGGTTAGCGAGCATCGCATCGGCGGACATTAGCGCGATCGTAAGCGAGTCCATAATCACGAACCCGTAGCCGCGCGCGTGTACGATCTCGCTAATGTAGGGCACCATTTCAATAAGGCCCTTCTTAGCTTCCATGTAATCAACGATGATCCCTTGCGCCTTCGCGAGTTGATGTAACCGGCGCGTGAACATCTTTCCCCGGCGCTCCCAATCGATGTATAGAACCTTGCGCTTACCCGCTTTGCCTTTGTCCAACCAATCAACCCCGGACGTTACGACGCGCGCGAAGTCTAGCGCCGTCCAGGATTTACCTTGCGCCGGGAGACCGTAGACGATCGTTATACCCTCGTCGGGTACGACGCCGGGGATCAACCATTGGAGCGGCGGCGGTTCGGGGCCGTCGCTGTTGATCGTAGTGATCGTGTAGGTTTCGCCCATATCGAACGGTTGGGATCCCCGCTCGTTCATGTGCGCTGCGATCTTCTCTATGTCGCGCTCTTCTAGCGGCGACTCGCACGTATCCGGCGACGTGCCTAGCGCGCGGATGGTCTCGCGTATGAAGTTCGGAGCGAAGCCGACTTTACGCAACAGTCCAGCGATTGACGATAGCGTTACGTCTCGGGCCCCGTCGGGGATGATCCGATCATCGTCGCCCATGTAGTTAACCGGCGCGCGCGGATCTATGCCGTGGCGGGTAAGGAACGTGCGCGCCCATCCGTTAACGTCGGGGTAGAACTTCTCTTCCCTCATGGCGCTTCCGCCTCTCCGCTGTCCGAGAGCCGGACGTAGCCGCGCGACGGCGCGCAAACAACGAGGGTACCGTAGCCTTGCATATCGATCCCTAGCGCCGGATGCTCCGTGCGCGCCTTGCCTTCGCAACGGAAGTAGGCATGAAGCCCGCCGCTCGGCGTGCGCTCGCATCGCGTGAGCGCGATCAATTCCTCGTACATGCTCGCTACTTGCTTGTTGTTTTTGGGATCTAGGTCTAAGACTAAATGCCCCTCAAGGACAACGACGGCGATATCGGGCGGGTTGGCGGTTCCCCATACCTCGTGTATCTCTTCGGCGGTTAGGGGTACGTGAGCGTGCCCGCCCCATGTTCGACCGTTCGGCCCGGCGGGTACTCGGATCGGCATCTTTTGACCGGGCACGATCGGCCACGGCGAATAGCCTTGCTCGAAGTATTCCAGGGCGGCGGCTAACATATCACGAGCCACGTTAGGAACTCTCTTGCTTGTAGCGGCGGCGGGACGCGCAACCGGGAGGAAATCGATTACGCGCCCGCCGTCGCCGGGCCGGGTTAGGGTTGGCGACGTTAGGACGCCGAGACGAACTGCCTTGCGTTCGGGTTGGCGCCTTCGACCTTCGAGACCATGACGCGGAACGGTACCGCGAAGTGTCCCTCTTCGTTGCGCTGTGAACGTTCGATCATCTGTCGGGCCGTACCGACGCAACGCGCCGCCGACGTTGAGGACGAGAACCGCTGTCCCGGTTGGCAAGTGCTTTCGCCGAGCGCGGAGCCTTCGCTCTTCGGAACAAGGTTCTTTTTCTTGAGAAGTTCCCCGGCGATCACAACGTATTGTTTCGTCGGATCGATCGTGCTGTCCTTGAGTACGGCATCATGGATCAGGATCGGGACGCCGAGCAACGAATCGAACGTAACCGATTCGCCGAAGTCTCCGAAGAGACCGCCGCCAACCGGATCGAAATCATCGATACCCGCCGCTTCCCCGGTGTACGCCGGGTGCCCCGCTTCCATTGGTTCGTCTGCCATTGTGTTACCCCTTTCCGGTTGTTGTCCGTCCCGCTAACCCGTTACAAGAGACCTTGAAGGCGGTTGCGATCACGTCATGGATCTTCGCGAGTGTGACGTATCCCGCTCCCGTAACTTCCCAATACCTACCGCGCCCAACGTGCGCGCGTGAAAGATAGCCGCGCTTCTCAAGTGAGACGAGGACGCGGCCCGCTGCGAATGAAGAGACCGAGAGCGCTTCGCTAACCTCGCGCGTACCAACGCGCCCGCCGTACGCGATCGTGTAGCCCAACGTCGCGATCTCTTTCTCATTCATTGCGACGCAACCGGACGGCGTACAGGCTTCGGTTTCTCTTCCCCGGCGGGGGCCGCTTTCTTTGCGGAGATACCGAGCGCTTCCTCGTGACGGAGCGCGAGCGTTGCGAGCTTGGTAAAGAGATCCAGATCGATCGCCTTCGACGTGATCGAGATCCCTTCCAGTTGATCGAGCATGAAGTAGAGGCGCGCGAGCCGTGACGCTACAGGGTGATCCCGCTCGCGGTCTAGCGCTGGATTGTGCGCGAAGAGATCCGCTTCGTAGTCTGCCGGGGCCCGCGTCGGTTCGTTGCTCATTGCCTGGATACGATAGAGCGGGCGCGGGAGTAGGTCAAGGCTCGGGCAAAACCGTATGAGTTTTGAAGCTAGTTTGAATCTGCGAGATCGCGATCCCGGCGAGCGAGTGACGCCTCAAGAAACTTCCTGATCACGTCCGCGTGACACGCCTTCGGCGCGCACCAACAAACGAGTTCGATATCGAGACCGGCGAGCGCCGCCGCTTCGATCTTCTTGAACTCATGGGAGACGACGGGATCTAACAGTACCGCGCGCATTAGCCACGCCTCATAGCGTCCGACGATCTTACGCCGGTTCGCCTCTATGGACGAGTGCGTACGGACGAGACGAAAGGGATTGCCGAGCGCTTCCGGTCTACCGACGTACACGCTTAGTACGCCGTCTCTCTCGCCCGGTGTCCAGTCTGGATCCCCGCGCCGACTAAGTACCGTGATCATTGTTCGAGATCCAGGGACGCGGCGATAGCGGCGAGCGGTTGAAGTGCCGCGATGATCTGATCGATTGCGGGACGGAGCGCGGCGGCTAACGTCTCCCACGTTTCTACGATCGTGTCGTTCAATCGTTGACACTCACGCGCGGCGCGTCGCTGTTGGTACAGCGCGTGCAACCTTCCGCCGGGCAACATAGAGAAACGTTGATCGATCATCGCGCGCCCGCTCCCCAACCCGGACAGTAAACACAGTTACCCATACCGGGCCGTTGGTGCCATGTGTGCGAAGCGTGAGGCTTCCGAGTTTGCCGACGCATACAATTTCGGATATCGAGCGTGACGCGAACGCGCGACGGCGGGATCACTTCGACGGCTTGCCTTGCGGTAATGATCATCGCGGCGCCTGTATCGCGGCGTTCAACCTGATCAGCGCACGAAGCGCCGCCTTGAGGGTAGGGGTTGATCCGGTTATTCGTCGCGCCGTGTCTACGTTCGCGTCGGCGCCGACAAGATGATCGGCGAGCTTAAAGAGCGCGCGGGCTTCCGCTTCGCTGAACCATACGCCGACTTCGATCCCCCCGCCGGGGCTACGCCGCTTCGCTCGGTCTCGTGAAACGATCATCGCTCTACGAGATCCCGTAAGGCCCATGACTTCCAGGGATGATCGGGGAAGTCGATCCAATTGGCTACCTTGTCGATATGCCCGAGGACGGCGGCGACCTTCTTACCCGTCACGTCGATCAACAGTGTTTGCGTTGAGCCGTCGTCACAAGGGAAATCAACGCGCGCGAATGTCTTTGCCATTACCGTACCTTCCTCTTCTTGTCCGGCGGAGTCGGCGCCGGTTTCTTTGCGTGAGGATCCCGCCACGTTACCGAGCCTTGCGCCGTGAACGTAGCCCAACGCTTGCCGCACTTCGGACAATCGAATAGGTGTTCCCCGTCATGGAACGCCGCCCGCACCTTACAGCACGGGGTAGGGCTACTCGTTTTCTTTGCCATGATCGGATAGCCTCTCGTTCCTCTCCCGCGCAAGCGTCGGGTATTCCCTGGCGTCGCTGTAGACTTTGAATTGTGGGCTCGCTGCCACTGCGCATACTCCCGTGTCTAACTGGATTGCTTCACTGTTAGTATCGGCGGCGGTTACGGTTCCTGTTGTGTGCCCCCCTCTCCCTCGTGTGTGTGCCCGGGCGATTGCGCGGCGTGCTTGTCTCGGTGTTCGTTCTTGAGGACGAAGAGCCAACAGGATACGTCCTTGTCGGTTGGGATCGTGTACCCGTGTTCGGCGTTCATGTGATCGCGAAGTTCAAGGTTCGTCATGGTCGTTTACCGCCCGCTCATGTAGGCGTCTACGTAGGGCATCGCGAGCAAGATTGCGCCGCCCCAAACCGTTACCCAAATCGCGCACGCAAGGATCCAATTCTCGCGATGGTTTAGGCACTCGTCCAGGGCATCGACGGCCCGGCGGGTTCGGCTCTTGCGTTCGTTAAGGCGGGGGTTCGTGACGTTCACTTTACTTCCTCTCCCGTTGACGGAACGCGAGCGAAGCCGCGAGAGGTTGCCTCTATCCGGCGATCGAAGGCGTCCATAATCGCCCGTATGTAGCCCCTGATCTCGTCCGGCGATCCGTGTACCGTGTGCGTCTTTGAACCGACTTGAATGTAGAGGGAGCGGTAGCCGTTGCGCGGGCGGTACTCGGTGATTGCCGATAGCGGGAAGATAGCGGCCCGGCGTCCGAAGCCCCCGGCGATCTCAACTGTTCCGTTCGTTACTGTGAGCTTGTCCATTCTGTACCGTTCCTCTCTCACTATTAGTATCGGCGGCAGCGAGAGGATCCGTAGGGCCCTTACGTAGCAAGTTCCGAGACGCTTACGGGCGCGTCGGGTATGTCGAAGGGGGGTAGCTTGACCGTCCCCCATGCGAGATCGTGTACGTGATCGGGGCCGTCCGCCGTCGGTTCGAGCCACCAACTTACGCGCGCGTCGCCTCGGTGTCCGTGCTTGCCCGCGCTCGGGCCGTCGCCGGTCTCGGGGAAGCCGGAGATCCAGGCGTCCGGGCACACTTGCCCCCGCGATCCAGGGGCCCGGTACACATGCCGGTGTGCCGTTCCCGGTCTCTGTGAGCCCCGTAGGACGGCGATCGTAGCGTCCCTGGACTCTACCGCCGCCGTGTACGTCCGGTGCCACTCGTCGCGAATGGCGATCGTCTCGGCCCTAGCGTCCCGGAGATCCGCCGCGAGGGTTTGCGCTACCCCCTTCCAGTCAACGCCGGGGCCGTCGGGAAGGATCGCGAGGCGGCGCCGGAGCCGGTTATCGACGCACGGGGGGATCGCGTCGGCGTCCGTCGGCGCCTTCCAATGGACGAGGCAGAGACCGAATAGGGTACGGCATGGGCGGCTAGTCACTGTCGGGATCCTCTCCGGCGCCATAGTAGAGCGCGTCCAGCGTTAGGTAGACGAGTCCAACATAGATAACGAGCGCGGCGGTAAGCTGTATCCAGGGCACTTGACGATCGTACGACGTTCTCCCGTCCCCGTCAACCCCCCAAACCGGCGCTTGTCTAGCTACCCAACCGGGCGCAATCAACCTCATAAGCGAGCAAACGCCTACGCTTCGCGAGAGAAACGGCGCCCCTTCTGCGGTATGTCGGTGTCCCGGCGTCGGCGTTCAGGGGTTGCCGGGGCCCGCCGACGCGCGGCCGACGCCCGCACGAGCGGTTACCGCAACCAATCGCCGGGGGTAGGGCGCGCTAAAATTGGGGCCCCCTGGTAGAACCCCACCGCCCCCGCACGCTCGCGATGAAAGTAGGCCCCTACGTATGAGGCTACGTAACATCGATTGATCGTTAGCGTGGTAGTCTACGAGGGTTCGTTACTTGGTAGTGTACGCCTTGACAGGGAGACCGAGATCGGGTAGGCGTGGTAAGGATCGTGTACGAGGGATCGTCCGATGCATACCCCATACCTCGCGTCCGAGTCAAGGGTAGTTGTGTTAACAGTTTGTAAAATCTCAGACACCGACGAATCGGTATGCGGTTGGCGCTCGCTATTTTTCCCCCGCGATCCCGCCACTCGAAGGGCCGTAGGCCCGCAGAGTGGGAGCATTGGATACCCCCTACCCCTTCGCCTACCTACCCCCTGGACTGTCGCGACGGCGCCCGGATCAGTCATTACGTACACGCTTGCCGAAGTTCACGATCGCCTATACCCCCCGGTACCTTCAAACAACCCCCCTACGGTTACAACGATGGGGCTCTCCCTTAGCTGAACGGTAGAACCGTCGCACATGGTACAGGACGGCGCCGACGTTGAACACTACCCCCAACAGATGCGCCCATGTAGCGATAGCCTGGAACGTGGTTTCCCGGTGCTGATTGATCGCGTACGTCTCGCCGCAATGGGGGCAACGCTCAAGCGCTTTCATGCTGGATCCCTACTGTAGCAATAGCAGTAACACGTATCGCAGAGAGGACGTAAGCAACCCTGTTGCGGTATACCTTCGGGCTTGTCCCCGCAGATCCAACGGGCACGGTTACGGCACGCCTTGATCGCGTGCGTCGCCGCGTCCTCGTTGCCCGTACAAGGCGGGGAGCCTCGCGGTACCGGCTCTTCGGTAGGGGAGCCCGGCAACGGCCCTTGCGCCCTGATCGTCGCCTTAGTCACGTTACGCCTACCTCGTCGTCTGTGCCTTCCCATGAGCAACCGCAACGGCCCCCGCGCCGGTCTCGCGCGCAACCGCCGATCGGATAGTGGAACCGGAGTTCGTGCCCGCAACCCCTACAGGTGAGCGAGCCCTCGCACGCTACGATCATCGCTTCCCCTTGCCCTTCCCGAGAGCGATACGGCGGGCTTCCTTCTCGATATGGCGCCGCGTGTACCGGGTAAGGGGAACGATACGGTTAGCGGCTATGATCGCGGCCCGCTCTCGCTTGTCCTGTTCGCGGAGCTTTGCGCGAGCGGCGGCGCGTGACGGCACATTGACCGAGGCGCCCTGATCGCGTCTACGTAGGATCCAGGCTAGGAATCGACGTACGGCGTTCAATTGATAACCCTTTCTAACGGTTAACCGTTAACGGTCTCTTACCCCTACTCTCTATAAGGTAAGTCTTACAGTTGAGGTAGGCCGTGTCCAGAGGCATTAGGTTATGCCCCTTATCCTTTGTTCCCGATCGTGCGCTTCAAGTTCCTCTAGGTATGATTCGTATTGCTTCCGGCGTCGGCGCCGGTTTAGCGCTTGTTCTGATCGCGTCGCCCAACGGCAGTTATCCGGCTCGTAGTTGCCGTCATTGTCGATCCTGTCCAGGGAGTGAGCGGGGGACGGGCGCGAGCCCATATCGGCAAGGAAGTTCGCGAAGGTCTCCCATCGTTCACAGACAAGGATCCCGCGTCCGCCATAGTCCGGGAAATTGGGAACGAGCGGGTTACGGCAACGATACCGCATATTCAGCCACGCCGAGTATTCGGGAGTTCTACTAGCCCTCATAATCTACGATTCCCCGTCAAGTTGGCGCCCGGTGTGTGTTCAGATCCGGCCCCCGTGCGTCGATACTGTAGGTGAAGGGAACGAACCATGAACACCGAGAACCGCTGCCAATGCTCCGCCGACTGTATGGGATGCGATTACGGGCGCCTTAACAATGCTTGGTGCGTCCGATCCGCCGTCGCCGGTAAGACGCTTTGCGCGCCCTGTCAGCGCGAGAGAGGGACGAAGTAATGAAGCTCTTTGACCGCCGTTCAACCCCGCGTAACGACAAGCCGGAGCGCCGCGATTGGCCTTCCCGTGAGGCATGGCTCGCCGAGCGTATCGCCGAAGTCCGCGCCGAGTGCGAACGCCTGGACACAATCGAACGAGACAACGCCGCGAAGCGCGCCTCGTACCTTGAGGGGGTAGCCCTCTAGCGCTCGTCCCGTTCACGTTCCCACCTGTCGAGCCGTGCATCTTGCGCGGCTTCCTCTTCGTCCCGCTCTTCGTATACCGCGTCCTTGTCGGGTACCGCGCCGGGACAGAGAAGGTAGTACGTAGGATGCCGGAGCGATACCCCGCCCGCGATACCATCTTGCCACCTGTCCAACGTCGCGCGTCCGTCCGTCCAACTTACGTGATCCTCGTAGGGCTCGCCGCACTTGCCGCAAGGCCCCGCGTCGCCGCTGTCCGGCGGTTCCGGTGGATCCATGCTCCGCGCCATTAGCTCCCCCTAAGTCTTAATGATGAACGCGAGCGCGTAATACGGGGGCTCGCTGTTCGGGCTATCGTGCGGCGTGTGCCCGAGCATCGATACTCCCGCCTTGCCGCTCGCGGTTGTCGGGATCGGGTGATAGTGTGAATCTTCCCATTGGTGCGTATCGTGTTGCGTGTGTGTGTGCGTCGTAGCGCCGCCGGTAGCCCCTGGATTAGCAGCGGGCGCGGCGCCCTTAACGAACCGTCCTCGTAAGTCGGGACGGCCCCCGGCGACGTCACATAGGGCCCAACCGCTAGGGATCGCGTTAAGCAATCCCGCCCACATGACGATCGCGCCCTCGGGTACCTTATCCGCTGCCATTACGCTAACGCCCTCGGTTGACGGCGCCGGAACGCGATCGCTTGTGACGCGATCTCCGTAGCCGCTTGCTCGTTACCCTTGATATCGATCAACTCTTCCAACCAACCGCCCTCACGGGTACGGGTAGGCCCGACTCCCGCGAGCCATCCGCGTAAGTGCCCGTCAATGGCTAACGCTTCCTCTTCTGTCTGTAGACGGCCCTTCGGCTCGTAGGGCTTGTCTCGAAGGATCCAAAAGTTGAGCGCCGGGGTAAAGCGTGCGTGTTCAAAGGCGACGAGTTGCGCGAAGTGATCCGAGTACAACCCCGGATGCCGTAGGAGAGCGTAGTAGACCGCGAGCGGTAGCGGCGAGTCGGTTACGATAATGTCTACCTTGCCCCATAGCCGCGCTATGCGTTGGTGCTGTTCGGCGAACACATGGATCGGGAAGTCTAGTAGCGCTTGCGTGTCCGTCCAAACAATGTCCTTAGCATACTCCTGGACAAGTTCGGCGTTGACGCCTCGGAGCTTGAGCGCGTGAAAGGTACCGGCGGCAATCGTACTCTTGCCCGCGCCGGGCCCGGCGTAGAGGTTGATTAAGATGCTCATTACACTTCCTTACCGGCCCGCATGTGCGCGCCTACGTGCCCCTCGTTCTTGGTAACCCCGCCCGAACATTGGCGGCACGATGCCCGCTGATCCTCAAGACGAAGGCGGGGCCCTTCCTTCGGCTTCGTGTGCCACTATTCGCCGCAAGCCCTACAGCGATAGTGTCCCGTCATGTTGGCATAGTATACGCTATGCGCGCCGTCCAGGAAGCCGGGGCAACGCGGGCACTGTAGGAAGCTCGGTAGTCTCATTCGGCCCTTAACTTCCAATCTCCGTCCGTCGGTAACGTCAAGTCTAGCACGGTCTCCGCGTCCTCTCCGTGAGCGTGTCCGTAGATCGTGCAATGGCACTCACAGAAGCCGCCATGCCCGGCGGGACGGAAGCATAGGCACGGCTCCCCAAGCGGGCGCATACACTTACCGCGCAACGTTCGGATCCCTAGCTCTAGTCCGCCGCTTCTCATGGGCTACAGTCTCCCAAGCTCGCGGTACAGATCCGCCGGATCCTCTGCCGACGCGGACAACATCGCGGTTTGCCGCTCCGTCGTCATTTCTTGCCACGCCTCGAAGAGCGTTTGTACGTCACGCAACGAGATCCGGTACCCCTTCCGGCTGTACTTACTGATCCGCCACGTCGCATAGATCGGCGATACGAGCTTGTTAAAGCGGATCCTCTTCAACCGCGTATCCGTCTTTGCCGCTTGCGTGTAGACCTGTTGGAGCGGTGACGTTGCGCCGACGGCGTAGACGGCGAACATTTCAGTAATGAACGTGAAATCCCCGAGGACTTCAACCGGCGTTCCGTAGCGACGCGGCCCGCTCAACGTCGGCGACGCCGGGACGATCTGAACGGGTAGGTTCTCGAACCCGGCGCGGTAGAGTTCCGCGCTACCTTGCTCGCCCTCGAAGGCGTACCCGATCGCCTTGACCGCCTCGCGGACGGGATCGCAATGTTCGGGGGACAGGCAAAAGATATCGATATCGGCGGGCTCGGGTGCCTCGGGCATGATCAGCGCTCGCGCGGCGCCGCCCGCTATGAACCCGTGCCCCTGGATCGCGTAGGCGACTTCTACTATCTGTCTCCCCGGCGCCCGCTCTTGGCGAGTCGTTGAGTTTAGCCGTTGGTTGATAAACCGCGTCGCTTGCGTCATGGCTAGGCCCCTTCCTTTTCGCTATGCGTGTGATACTCGCCGCACTTACAACGGTGGTTTTCCTTATGCTCCGGGGCAAGCGCGCAAGTGTGCGTTTGGTGCCCGCCGCGCGATAGCTTCTCTACCCAATGGTGATCGCAAGTGTTCAACCGTGCCCCCACAATTTAGAGTTGACGACTAGCGGCACGTCCAGGCGTACGGCGTTTTCCATGATCTCTACGATCGTCTTAGTCGTCTCCGGCGTATCGTCCGCTTCGTCTAGCTCTACTATGATCTCGTCGTGTATTTGATGCACGGTATGGAAGCCCGCGCGCTCAACGGCGAGCGTTTGCACCTTAACGATATCGACGGCGCCGCGCTGTATTGGCGCGTTGACGCGCTCGGCTTGTAAATGCACTTCGTCTAGGCCCGGCGGCGGGATCAGGATAGCGCCGAAGAGACCGGGGATCCGCCCCATACGGCTAACGCTCGCGGCCCATCTAAAGAACGTCGGGAACATGCGGGGCATTGCCGCGTGTATCGTCCTCGCGTGCGGCTTGATCTCTTCCGCTGTCACGCCGAAGCGCGCCGCTTGTGAGAAGATCGCGCCTTCCCCGCCTTTGTAGAGCGTCGAGAATACGCCGATCTTGCCGAAGGTGCGGTTTGTAACCCCCATTTCCTTCATAGCCCAATCGTGTATATCGATGCCCTCGCGGAAGATACGGATCAGCGCGGGATCTTGCGATATGTGCGCGGCTACCCGTACCTCTAGCTGTGAGTTGTCGAAGGCCCGTAGCACCTTGCCCGGCGCGGGCCCGAGTAGCGCGCGAAGGTTCCAGGTATTGCAACCGTCACGGCGACAACGGTATAGCTCGTCTGGATCAAAGTGGTTGCATCCGGTAGAGACGTTCTGTAGGTTGACCGCCCTACTAGACGGTCTCCCCGTCCAGGCTCCCGTAGGGCGCCACATGGTACCGAGCTTATCGAACGGCCAATTTAACCACGCGGCGACGTACGTAGAGTACGACTTCTTGCGCTCGCGGTATGCGAGTATGTCCGAGACGCCGGGCACGTCGCGATGTTCCGCTAGGACGCTCTCAGCGGTCGAAGGCTTGGGGGCGCCGGTACTCTTATCCCAACCGAACACGTACGAGGCGACTTGCTCCGGGCTGTCCGGGTTCTCTATGCCCGTGGCGGCGCGTATGTTGAACTTGAGCGTTGCGAGTTCGTCCTCTTGGATCGCGGCTATCTGTTGCGCCTTGTCCCGATCGATCGTGAACACGCCTTCCATTGTCCAACGCGAGTACAGGCGGAACATGGGCCGTTCTATGTTCTCATAGAGCGAATAGATCCCCGAGGCTTCCGCCCGGCGCTTACCCTCAAGGAATAGATCGCGGTGCGCTTGGGAGTCGGCAACACAGTATGCGCTTTCGGTCTCGATACCGGCGGCTTCCGCCTCGGTGTAGTGCATAAGCGGGCGCCCTAACCATCGAAGGGCAAGGCTCTTCATTTCCTTATCGGTCTCGCCGAGTAGGTGAGCAAGCATCTTCGGATCGTGCCAACGCGCCGACCAATTGCCGGTTATGATCGCGTCGAAGGGAAGGTTATACGCGATGGGTTCCGCGTCGTCTGCGAAGTCGGCGCCGTCATACGATACGGTACCGTCGGAGAGCCCGAGGATCTTTAGGCGCGACGCGCGCGCGTCTACCTTCGCCTTCGTAATTCTCTTCTTTAGATCCTTGTCCTGTAGCGTCTCCGTGTCCAACCCGATCAAGCCGCGTACGAGAGCGCGCCCCGGTATCACGTCGATCGTAGGCAGTACAACGGCTTCGTTCAAGTGAAACACGCGCGAGAGCGCGAGCTTACACGAGCCCTCTATCTCGGTGCGTCGGCGCGTTTCCTTTTGCCGTAGGTAGAACGAGGGATGATAGATCGCGACGGCATGGGCCCGGCGGAACACGTCATTATCGGGGGCCGTCATATCACGGATCCCCATTTCCCCGGCGTGCCCGTGACACTTGAGGATACCGCCGCGCCATAGATCAGTATCCAGGCGGGTAGGCTCGGCGCCGACGGCGATCACGGTTTCGAGATAGGGCATACCGCCTAGCTCTTCGTGCGCGCTCGCAAGGCCCTTCTTGATCTCGGCTTCCGGCGTCTTATCGTACGAGAACTTGTCCAGGAGATAGACGAAGCGCACGGACGCGATATCTATCCCGGTCTCTTTCAACCAACGTCGGAGCGTAACGTAAGGCGCGTCCGCGTCGCCGCGTGGCGGAGCCTTCATTACAACCGCGATCGTCTCCGTCATTACGCATCCCCGAGGCAATGAGCCGGGAGCTTCCAGTAGCCGAGCCGGAGCATGATCCCGATCGTCCCGTACCCGCCGAGATCCGTATAGGCGTCGAGTACGCTATCGTCCTGGAAGTCCTTAGCGTCCGGGTGTTGGTGCATGTTCAACAGGCGCGCTACCTTGTCGCCCGTCCTCACGGCTACCCCTAGCTCGCCGCTCATGGCGATATTGCCGGGGCCGTACTTAGTGTGCCGCTCTATCATCGTCTCGCGGATCATGGCTAGGGCCGCGTCTAGGCCCTCTTCCCACGTCTTAGGGGCATCTTGACCGCTCATACCCGATTACTCCTAACCCTCTCAGAATGGCGCCGGAGAGCCCCTACGGGCCGTCTAGGGGCTCTCTCGCGTTACTCGGAGCCGGAAGCTACCTCGTCGCCGATTTGACGACGGCTGCAACCGTGCCGACGCCGGTAGAACTCACGTCATAGAACCCGCTGGACGCGAGCCCGAGAACGATCCCGGCGACGATCTGCGCGAACATCGTAGGATCTCCCACCTGGACGGAACCGGGTTCGGACGCGGCGCCGCCAACAGTGAAGGCGATCCCGAGCGCCACGGCGACGAGGGGGATCAGCCCGCCGGGGAGATCGTCAAACTGCGCTTTGATCGCCTGGATAATGCCGACAAGGATCGGGACGGCTACGAGTGCCGCCGCTATTGCTTCCGTATTCATGCGTCTTTCCTTTCAACTGCTAGCGCGGCGTGTGCCGCGTTAATCCCCTAGTGGCGCCCGGTTATCGTCGGGCTCTTGCGGGTTCGTCGCGGGCTCGTCAGTTGTCCGCAACAACTCCGCGATCGCTTCCGCTGCGGCTTGATTGGCTGTAACGAGCGACGCCGCTTTAACCGCTTCGCGTTGGTAGTACGCCAACCTTGCTGTTAGGTGTTCGCGTGTAATGTCGGGCATTACGGAACCAGGTAGGCGGGAATGTTGTAGACCGCGCTACCGACCTTAACGCGCAACCCCTTTGACGGTGCGTCCGTTTGCGGGACGATGGTAGGCTCCCACGTTACGATCGGCTCGATCTCCGAATCAAGCTCAAAGAAGTTTGTCGCGAACTCCGACGCCGAGTGACGGAAGCGGAAGAGCGATCGGATCCCGCCGCTCGCAACTTCGACGTTCCATATCGAGGTATCTTCGGCTTGCACGTCGGTAACGTTCGCTTGAAAGCTCAAGAACTGTACCGCCGCGACGCCGCCGGGAGTGAACGTCTCGCCGTTCAGTAGGACTTTCAGCCATCGCGCGAACACGCCGACGGCGGGCGCGTCGCCCGCGCTGAGAACGGTAGAGCCCGCGTCCGCCTCGGCGATATCTTGCCCGGCGAACATGCTTACACACGCGGCGCCGGAATCCATAAAGGCGAAAGAGCCCGGCCCGAGAACTTCGGCGGCGCCGGTCGTGTGGAGTTCCCGATAGTCCGTGTAAACCTGGGCGGGCGCATCGTCAACCGTGCCGCTAAACGCCGTCCAACCTGATACCCGCGTCGGGTTGACGCTGATACCACGGATCACGTTCATCGCGGCTTGTAGCACTTGCCCGGAAAAATCGAGCCCGGCGCCGAAGTCGGCTTGCATGTCACGGTGATTCGGGAACGTCGCCGCGAAGTCAAGGATCGCCTTTCCCGTCCCCTCGTCAATCGCCAACGTCGCGCGCTGATCCGATTGGATCACGCCTTCCTTCTGGATCTCTACCGTGTACGTTCGGAATCCCATAACGTCGCCTCTTCCCTTTCGTGTGCTACTCGGGCGCCTCTATGCGAAACGCCTTCTTGATTTGCGCCGCCGCCCTCTCGATCTCGTAGAGTGCTTGGGCCGCTTCTTGCTTCGCTTCCTTGTCCTTACCGTGCCGCAACGACTCTTCCGCCTTCCATAGCGCCGAGCGCGCCGTAGATAGCCGAGCGTTGGAAAGGATGATTACCGAGGCTCTACTCATTGGGCCCCGTCCCCTCGTCGCCTATCAAGTCGATCAGGAACCGGAGCGCCATAGCTGCTACCTGGATCGCCTCTAGGCCCATCGCTACGCGCCGCTCTTGGGGATCGCCGAGACTCTTACCGCGTACGGCTTCCCATAGCTCGTCTACCTCTTCGTAGAGCTTCGCGTAGCCCTCGTGATAGTCAACGAACGGGGGGAAGTCCTGTTGCGCCCGGTCTAGCTCGGAATTGACAAGCGCGAGAGCCGTTACCTTATCCATTACAGATCCGCGGTCGCCGCGTAGTGATAGCCGATCCCGTTGATGCTCCCCGCCGCGTTGTGTTGGACGGAGCATCCGCTATCCCCGATCGCCATTGCTCCCGTTGTCGGCACTACGTCTACGATGGAGCCCGCAACCTCGGATATTTTGTTGATCGTGCCCCCGGCGCTGTAGAGCGTGATCGTTGGTATCGCGCGCTTCCGCGTTTTGAACTTCAAATGTGAGAACATTTCGATCGACGCGGCGGCGGCGGGGTAAACGTGATACGTAATCAGCGTCCCGTCCGTGCCCATTCCGCCTTCGTAGAACCGTTGGCAATTGGTTACGTCCTCACTCATGTTCGGCGGGTACCATTCCGGCTCTTGCTCCCGCGAGAGGATCAGTTCGCTGATCTCTACCGTCACGTTTTGGGCGGCGGTTCCCTCTGTCCATACGAACACGATCAGGTTATTACACGAGGCGGAGATCGTCGCCGCGAGCGTCGTTACGTCCGTCCAGGCTCCCGCCGCACATGAGATAGATCCGACGGCGGCAACCGTGAGGCTCGCCGCGAGAAAGAAAGCGTTAGCCGTGTATACCGCGCTCGTCCAATCGAGAACAACATCGGACGTAACGGCGTCGGCGGTACCCGTCCATTCCAGGATCGCGTATCGCATGATGGTTGTAACGGACGGCTTACACGCGAACTTGAGCGAGAGCGCCGAAGAGCGGCAACACTTAGACTCGCACGCCTCTACGATTTGCGCTAGGCCCATCCGTTGCGCGGCGGCTTGGCTCTGTTTCAACAGGCAATCGCGGAAGGCACGATTACCGGCACTCCGCTGCATCTGGATCGCGGCTGTCTGTGTGAGCCCGTACCAACGATCGGGGCCGTATACGTCGTCAGCGATCGACGTGAGGCTATCGGCGTTCGTATGATGCCATATACCAAAACCGGAGTTGTGTAACAGGTTGCGGAACCGGGCGCCGACTTCCGCGCCGTCGGGCGAAACGATCCCCGAGTGTATGTCTATGTTGTCGCGTACGTCCTGATTCATTATCGCGGCGGTTGGCACTTCGCCATCTGTCCAGGTACGCGGAGTAACGTAGGCCATGCCTTATAACTCCCCGTCCGCCGTAAAGTGCATTGCAACGCCGTTGATGTTGCCCCCGTCGTCATGGTCGTTACGAAATCCGCCGATATATTTGGCGACTCCCGCCGACGGCGTTACGTTGTTCGTCACAACCGCCGCCGCGAGCGTGGCAATCTTGCCTGAGGCGCCCGCTATGTCGTAGTACGTGTGCGTGTATCCCGCACTGCGCTTGTTGACGCGGTAATGGTGCGAGGAAAGCATTTCGACCGAGGCGGCGGTAGCGGGACACGAAATGTAGATCGCTCCGTTCGTCGTGTTCGTCCCCGGTAGCGTATCTATGTCGTAGGACTTTTCGTAGTACCGCTCACAGTCGGCGATCTCCTGTTGGAGCGAGCGCGGGTACCACGTCGTCGCCGATGCGCGAGAGAGTACGGCTTCGCTGATCTCGATCGTTACGTTCTGTGCCGCCGTGCCTTCCGTCCAAATGAATACGATCACATTGTTAAGCGATGCGCCGAACGTCCCGACAAGCGGCGTAATCGTTGTCCAACCGCCGGACGCGACGGATTGCGAACCGACGGCGATCACGTTGAGGCTTGCGGCAAGAAAGAAGTTGTTAGGCGTGTAGGTGCTACTCGTCCAGGATAGTACAACGTCCGACGTAACCGTATCCGCCGTCCCCGTCCATTCCAGGATCGCGTAACGGATCGTCGTTGTCGTTGAAGGCTTACAAGCAAACTGAAAGGCAACGCTCTTCGATCGGAGCGCTTGCGAGTGCGCGGCTTCTATGATCTGTTCGATCCCCATCCGTTGCGCGGCTACTTGGTTTTGCTTGAGTAGAACATCATTGATCGCCCGGCTACCCGTCGAACGCTGTACTTGGATCGCGGCGGTTTGCGTAAGGACGTTCCAACGATCCGGGCCGTACACATCATCGGCGACGGACGTTAGCGTACCGGGGGCTTGTCGCTGGAAGAGATCAAAACCCGAGTTCATTAGGTAGTTTTGGACGGCGACGGACGGCGAGCCGTCGGTAGCGATCAAGCCGTCATGTAGGAAGCCGACGTTATTCCGTATGTGCGCGTTCATTTCGGACGCGGTAACGATCTCCCCTACAACCCACGTTCTCGGAGTTGTGTACGCCATTACGCGGCCTCCTTCTGGCGTCGATTGTTCGCCTGTTCCTTACGAGTCGCCCAACGGCAATTAGCGGGCGAGTAGGGCCCGGCGTTGTCAATCCTCTCAAGCGTTAGCCCCTCGGGACGCTCCCCCATATCGGCATAGAAGTTCTCAAACCGCTCCCATCGCGGATCGATTGTAATCCCCCGCCCGCCGTAACGCGGATAGTTAGGATTACGAGGATTCGTACACCGTTGCCGCGCGCCTCTCCAACTGTCATAGGTCGGCGTCCCGCGCATACCGTGAACTAACCCGTTCCTATTACCGGGCGTCCCGCAATTGCCTACAGCGTTTCGCTTCCCGAGCATGGCGACGCTTTGCCTAACTCGATATGCCGCCGATCGCTGATACTCACTTGCCATAGCGTTTAGTCTACCTCATTTCCGATTGCGGCGCGTGTTGTTGTTCTGTTGCGTCCGCGTCGCCCATCGGCAATTACCCGGCTCGTAATCCCCGTCGTTGTCAATTCTGTCTATCGAGAGCCCCGGCGCTGAACGTTCGCCCATATCGGCAAGGAAGTTCGCGAAGGTCTCCCATCGCTCACAGACACGGATCCCGCGTCCGCCATAGTTCACCCAATCCTTACGGTTCGGATTGTTACACCGCTCGCGTAAATGCTTCCATACCCGGTGTGTCGGCGTTCCCGTCATACCATGAGTTACCGGACGATATGTAGGAACGTGCCCCATAAGGGCCGCGCTGATCTTTGCGTTATGCTCCGCTGTCCGTTTCATGCATATCACCAATACGGGCGCGTAGTCTCCCCTAGTATGCTCGTGTCCAAGACCCAATAGACGTACGATTGAGCGGGCGACAAGTCGAACGAGGTTTCATGGAGCTTGGTTCCGTGCGAGAGCTTATGCCTAATCGCCTCTACGTAGAAGTCCTGACTAATCCCAAGCCCCGTGTTGTTCGCCGCAATGACGGTTACCCGATCGCTCAACTGTCGTACGAGCGCTTGCGTAAGAAGCCCGTTGCCCTTGCTCGGGACGAGATCGACGGAGAGGATCGGGATCGGATCCTTGTAGAGCGAGATCACGTAATCGCAAAATGCTTGTTCGTCTAAGGCGTTGGCAAAGAACGTTGTTCCAACGTCTAGGTTGCGCTGTCCATACTTCGCGATCGACGTTGCATCTTGAGAGAGCCCGGCGCCGACGGCGACATAGTTAAAGATCGACTGTAAGAGATCCCCCTCAACGATCCCGACATAGCCGAAGGGCGGGTTTGTCTGATCGCTGAACGTCGCTTGAGAGAGCAACCGCTCCCCTTGCAATCGCGCTACGCGGCCCTGGACAGAGACGAAGCCGCCGCCGCCTTTGAACCCGATCGCCGCGTCGTACTCTTCCAGCACAAAACCGCCCTCGGTATCTTCGAGTTGCCGGAGCGCTTCAAGATCCTTGTTCGTCCCGGAGTCGAACGCCGACGCATCGCCTACGATATCGGCCTCGGAGACGTTACCGATAGACACGGGCGATCCGGGGAGCGCCGCCTCTAGCAAGCCAACGATCGGATCGTATGTCGGCCCCGCGATCGCTGTCACGTTATGGGCCGCGAGGACAGGGTAGGAGAGCGGCCCGGATGCCTTGAGCGTCGCCGTAAGGAACGGCCCCGCCTGTACCGTTGGCTGTATGCCCGCGAGGACTCCGGCCCATAGCATGTGAAGGATCAACGTCGGCGTACCGAAGTCCGTAGTAGGCGCATTGATCGGCGCTAGGAGCCCGTTAAAGCTGAACCCCGAAAGGTTGCCATTCAACGGGGTAACGTTGTACTCGAACGAGAACCAATCGAAGAGGTTAGCGACGAGCCCGGCGCCGTCGTCTCCGTCCAACCCTATCGTACTCGCGTGCCGTCCGTTGCCGTCGTTGTAGAGCCATGTAAGCTCGTCCGCCGTTAACAACGTCGTAGCGTGCGTCCAGATTCCTACCTCTTGGATCTTGCCGTTCAGGAACGCCGACGCTCCGCCTTGATAGACAGCCCCGAGTACAAGCTCTCCGGCTCCGTCAAAGAGTCCGCCGCTTGTAGCCGCCGTGTCCGCCGTACCGTTGTTGACCGCGATCCCGATCACATTGCCGGTAGGATCGTGGTAGACGTGGATCATGTACCACGTATCGGTTTCCGGCGTGCCGAACGTTGTAGCGGTAACGTCGGTCGTTGTTGTCCCTGCCGTGTCCTGTACGTTCCAGTGAAAGCGAATCGTTCCCGCCGTGTTATTGAGGTAGAGAAGTATTCCCTTGCCGCTCCCGTCTCGCTTGGAAAGAAGCCCCATGTTGTTACCCGCCGTCGGTAGCGAGTCAAGGAATACCCAATAGACCGCATCGAACGCGATATTCCCGAGATCCGGCGTAGCCCCCACGTCTCCGGCTAGATAGTATTGCGAGGACGCCGCAACGAACTTTGCCGCGCTCATTAGCTCGGTCGCTCCCGCTCGCACTTGCAACGGGCGCCCCGGTAAGAGCAACCCGTACAGCGGAGAGTCCGCGTTAAAGGGGCTGTATTTGCTATCGCGGTTGTCCAGGTTCGCCGAGAACGAGCCCGCTTGCGAACGTCCGACGATCTGCGAAGCGTAGTCACGGCCCCGCGTCATTTCGCATTGGAACACGTCGCCGGTAATGTCGTCTCCGACGAATGAGAAATCCGACTTACCGCCCTCGGCCCCGTTGTTTTCCCAATCAACAAGAACTTTGTACGTCTTATCTCCGTAGACGCCTACGAGCGTGTCCTCGTCGTCGCACGTCCATAGCATCGTAAGCGCCATCGTGTCGGCGAAGTCGGCTTGCGTTGGATCCGTCGTACCAAGCGCGTAGAGCTTTGCGGCGTCCGTGTCTATGCATGTTCCGCGCCCAACCGCCGCCCACATGATCGAAGAGTCTAGTTCCTTGCCGTTCGTGAACCGCATATCCCCGAACCGGAAGGTATTAGCCGCGATCACTTTAGCCGCCGTCGCTGCTACGTCGTTAAAGGCGGAGCCGTTGACCGAGATCCCTTGCCGTGTCGCTGTCACGTAACCGATCACAGTCACGTAATCGCCTATGTCGAACCCCGTTACGATGTTGTTTGCCGTGCCCGTTGAGCCGCCGTCACGCCGGAAGATACGAAAGGCCCCGGCGGTATAGTCCATTGTTACGCGGTTCGTGTTGCTATCTTCCCAAGAGAACAAGCCCGAGAGGGTATCAGCGCTCGAACCATCGAACGGCGGGACTGTGCTATCCCACTCCATGCGAAGGCGCATCGCTACCCAAAACTGATCCCGGTGAATGAGTCCGCTAGGAGCCTCGATAGAGCCGACAACGCGCGACGCTTCCGCGCCGTCTGTCTCAATGTAGGGGGTTGGAACCGTCGTGTTCTCTGTCTGGATTCCGTCTAGGTAAAAGAACTCGCCCGCGATCATCTCGGCGCTAGAGGTACACGAGAGCCGGAACGCGGCGCCGCTTAGGTCTCCGGCGTTAGGCGTATACCGAGTGTAAATGCGTTGCCACTGATCGCGAAGCGCCATGTTTGCGGTTATGGTCTCGTCCGTGACGACGCTAGTAAGGCCCGTGATCAGGATCCGAAAGACGCCGGTACCGCTCCAACTGGAAGGAATGTAGATCCAGGCGGACACTACCCAACTCGTCGCCGTGTGCGTGACGGTAGTAGAGCGCTCCATGATGTTAGCGAATACCGCCGTATTGTTGCTAACAACCTTGCACGATTTGGATCCGAACTTTGCTTGTTCCGCCGAGCTTGCGATCGTGTTCGTGCTCGTCGCGAGCCATCCCGTAGTATTCGTCTCGAAGCCGCCGTTAATGAGTTTGTTTGTTGATGCCTCATAGATCCCGAATGAGCTATCGGGTACGGCGTAGCCGTCGCCCTGGACGCCGAGCGCGCGGGATACGTCGGTTTGGAGACCGCCGGAAGTTGTTAGCTCCGCTTGCTTCATGCTAGGTAGCCACTCCTGGAATGATCCCCCGGAAGGCGCCGCGCTGGATTGCGTCTCGGATGATCTGTGTAACGTCGCGCTCGCTAATGATCGAGCCCGCTACGTGAACGTGTACCGTGAGACAGGCCCCGCCGCCGGAACCGCCAACGAGTCCGCCGCTATCGGCGTTCGAGTGAACGTATGATCCG